CTCACCACCTACGCGAAGAAAATTCTCTTTTCGCGTCAGATGATCATTAACGATGATCTGAGCGCTCTCAATCGCATCCCTGACTACATGGGACGCGGCTTCCGCCGGTTGGAATCCAACCTGGTGTGGGCACTGATCAGCGGCAATGCAACCACCTCTGTTGATGGATTGGCGCTTTTTGCCGCTGGCCATAACAACACCGGCACCGGTGCCATTGGCGTGGCCGGGGTCAATGCAGCCAAGAAGGCTATGCGAAAGCAGACCGACATCAGCGGCGTGGCAATCAACCTGGTGCCTAACTACCTGATCGTTCCCACTGACCTGGAGGGCACTGCTATGCAGTTCCTGTATCCAAACGGTTACGCCCCGGCTGCGCTGACTGGCTCCGCTGGTCCTAACCCATACGCGGGGGCGATGCAGCTGATTGTGGAACCCCGCCTGGATGGTTCCGCTACTCAGTGGTACGTCACTGCTACCGGCCAGACCGATGGCCTGGTCTATGGCTACCTGGCAGATGAGCCCGGCCCGAGCATCACGAACGTGCCCGAGCGTGATCCTGATGGCGTAACGCTGCTCAGCCGGTTTGACTTCGGCTGCGCAGTTACCGATTATCGCTTCATCTACCGCTCTAGCGGCACCTGATCAAAACCCTAATTTACCTTCAAGGAGGATAGTTTAATGGCCACGAATCTTGTCCAGGAGGGGTGTTATGTCTCCCTGGCCGCCCCTTACGCCGTTGCCTCAGGCGGTGGTGCGTTGGTGGGGTCGCTGTTCGGTATCGCCGTGACGACCCTGGCCAATGGTGAGGTGGGCACGTTCGGCCTGGAGGGTGTTCGCACCCTGCCCAAGGCTACGGGCACCAGCACCGGCGGCAGCCAGGGGGCAAAGGCTTACTGGAACAACACCAACAAGAACGTCACCGCTTCAGCATCTGGCAACAGCCTGATTGGTGCGTTCCTGAACACCTGCGCTGATGGCGATGCCACCTGCGTGGTGGTCCTGAACGGCACCACCGTTTAACGCTTTGATAGCCCGGGGTCAGCTTATGGCCCCACATTCTTTATTTTCAGGTCGATGCCATGGGTCTGCTGAATTTTCTGAAAAACAACGCTGGCGTGACTGTCAGCGCTGCAGATCCATTGCCGGTGGTGGTGCTCGATGGCAGCAGCACCGGCACAGCGCTGGGCTTGCCAACAGCTGACGCTCAGACCTCAGTGGCAACCTCGACTACGACGGTCCAGCTGCTGGCCGCCAGGACGGCCAGGAAGAGGCTGCTGATTTTCAACCCATCAGGAGGGGCAGCGCTCAGCATTGGCAGCGCCACACCGGTGACGACTGCAAACACGTTTGTGACAATCCCCGCCGGGAATGGAGTGTTTCTGGATCAAGCAGATTTCACGGGCGTAGCTGGAGCCTGGTACGGCCTGCTGGCGTCTGGCACCAGCACCGCTCAGGTGCGGGAGTCGTATTGATGAAAAGCGCGCTTCTGTTTGGCGGGACGGCTGATCTGCTGAATTTTGTCCAGCCATCTGCACTGGTTGATTATCAGTTCCGCCTGCAAGGAACGCTGACAAATTACGGCAGTGTTGGCGGGTCGCTTCCACATACTCGCTCCGGCAATGGTACGTTTATTGGTAGCAACGGCCTATTGCAAACAGCCAGCACAAACGTTGCGAGGTTTGATTTTGACCCCGTGTCGCTGACGCGGCGAGGATTGCTGTTTGAGGGGCAGGCTACAAATCTTGTCCGCGATAGTGAAAACTTTGAGGGACTTGGCTGGGTTATTGCCCAAAATTTGATTTCACTCGCAAGAACTACTTACACAGGACTGTTGCCAAATGGAAATACTGGCACTATTTATAGATTTGTATTTGGTGCAGGCACAGCTGGCTATTCTATTACTTGGAATAATTCAAATATTCCGCAAACAAACATTGCGGTCCCAGCCGTATCTGTTTGGATTAAAAAAGTATCGGGGGCGGCTAGTATGGGTCTACACATTGAATCATCTACTGCTGGACCGCCTTCAGGCGCATGGGCATCTGAAGAATTTACACTCACCAGCGAATGGCGGAGATATGGTTTTGCCAAGGCTTTAACCGGAACTAAAGCTGGCAATTTAGGTCTTTTTATAGGCAATGATGCTCGGGTATCTAGCGGAACACTTTCCGCTGTTACTGTTGACGTGTATGGCGCCCAACTGCAAGCCGACCGAGTTGACTCGTATATCCCAACTGCCGGCGCAACCGCCACTCGCTTCGCAGATGCCGCCAGCATGACCGGCCTCCCGACAACCAATGTCACGCTGGTTGAAAAACCAGCCGGTTGCGCAACCCTATCAGCCGGCACCCTCACTCTCAACCCCGGCTACACCATTGATCGAATAATGGTGCTACCTGGCACCTATTCAGCTGATCAGGTAGCAACCATCCGGGGCTTAATGTGATGCCGTTCACTATCATCGAGGTGCTCTGCTGGTGCCCTGATCGAGATTGCTTCCGGCAGGGCATTACGTCTCAGGTGTTCCCCGATGGCACCCCGCTGGCCACGCTGGAAGGCAACGTGCTGATCCCCGCTCCTGGCGTCCACATCGATGAGATCGGCGCCATTAAGCGCGACGAAGCAACCACGATCGGCGGCCACCACGTCAACATTGCGGCCACTGGCGCGGTTGCCGCAATGCTCACCGCTGGCCTACCGCAGACCGGCACGATTTTTGAGAGGACCCACATCCTGGCCCTAATCCCCGGCCTGGAATGGTCGGCCCTGAGCAACGAGGGCGAGCCGCCGGGTTACCTGGGCCCCCAGGGCGTGAAATTGTTTGATCGCTCGGCAGTGAATGCCCGCGCCAGGGTTTGGTACGTCAACGGCGACCAGCTGATCCCTGGCCCAGCATCTGGAGGCTGAGCAATGGCGTTCATGGACATGAGCCGCAGGGCGATGGCGATCACAAACCGCCGCTGCGGAAACTCCTACCTGATCACCGGCGATGAGACGGTCTATCAGGGAGTGCTCCATCATCCGACTGAGGCGATCCTGGACGGGCAGGTGATGACGACTGACTACGTCCTCGAAGTGGCGGCCGAGGATGCCGCAGGCACGCCGCGAGGGACCACGATCACGGTTGATGGGGTGGCATTCGTGTCCAGGATGGCAGCTCAACCCATGGGCGATGGCGCCCTGTGGACGATCGCCTTGGAGAAGACCTGATGGCATCACGACGAGAGCAGATCCTGGCCTATGTGAAGACGCTGCTGGCCCCTACGACAGGGGTAACAGGGGTGTATCGCAGCCGTCAGGATTCAGCGGATCGAACGGAGGCGCCGCTGCTGGTGATCACCCCCGGCGATGATCCGGCGACGGAGTTCAGTATTTGCAAAATCGATCATGACCTCACGCTGCAGGTGGAGGTGTTCGCCGTTGGTGCAGTGCCGGATCAGGCGGCGGATCCGATCGTCTGTGATGTGCACCGCCGGCTGATGGCGGATCGCCGGCTGGGGGGCCTCTGTAATGGCCTGACGTACCTGGGGTGGACGCCAGCAATGGAGCAGGGCGACGCGACGTCGGGATGGTTTTTGATGCGCTACCGGGTGCGTTATCGCACAAGTGTGGCTGATTTCGAGTCGGTAACGTGACACTATCAGCGGTCTCCTGATGCCTGACCTCCATGACGAATATGCCGGCCTGGGCGGCTGTTACGTCGTCGGGGCTGATGGTGTCCGGCGCCGCGAAAATGACCCTTCAGCTCCCGAGGAACTGAGCGATGGTAGCGGTAACCCAGAGACAGTGGATCCTGGCAAAACTGGAGGGAGCAAACTACGCGACTGATAGCAGCCCAACGTCTGCTAATGGTATTCAGTGCGTCAGCCTGGACGTTCAGCCATTGGTCGGCGATTCAGTGGAGCAGACCAGAATCCGCCCATCCTTTGGTGGGTTCAAAAAGCTGATGGCAAATCAGCGCCATGTGATTACGGTAACGGTGGAATTCACCAGCAGCGGCACCGCTGGCACCGCTCCGGCGTGGTCGCCGCTCATGCTCTCGTGCGCAAGCGCACAGACCATCACCGCCTCGGCCGTGACCGGTTCTGCCACCGCTGGCGGCACCAACACGATCACCCTGGCCAGCGGTGCCAGCGCTGTTGATGGCTTCTATCTGGGGATGCGAATTGCCAACACCAGCGGCACCGGTAACGGAAACTATGGGGTAATCACCGGATACGTTGGTAGCACGAAGGTCGCAACGGTTCAGCCGTATACCGGAACCTATACGGCTGCCTCTGCCACGGCCTATTCAATCGGCGCAAATGTGCTCTATTCGCCGATTACCCAAACTGATGGGGTGACAGATACCAGCTGCACAATCTATTTCTACGACGACAATATCCTGTTCAAAGCAACCGGCTGCCGTGGCACCTGGAGCGGCGCTGGCCCCTCCAGTGACCGGCCGACGTTGACGTTCACGATGGAGGGCATCATCAACCCGGTCACCGATACAAGCGCAGTGCCGCCCACCAGTTACACCAATCAGGTGGACGCGCTGCTGTTCGATCGTGACGGAGCGGGCGCCGTTTCTTTCCTGGGGTATTCCCCGTGCGTGGAATCGTTCACGTTCGACGCTGGCGTGAGCCTGGCGCATCGCAACCTCGTGGGCTGCACCCGAAAGGTCCTCGCTAACGGCCGCGCCAGTAGCGGGTCAGTGACGTTCGAGATGCCGACGATTGCGCAAAAGAACTATTTTGCGGCCGCCCAAGATAACAGCGGTGCCAGCGATGGGATCTTTACAGTGAGCCTGAACGGTGCGGCCGGTCGGACTGTCACCTTGTTGGCCCCTAATTGCCACCTTGGGCAGCTTACCCGCTCCAGCTCGCAGGGGATTGAGATGCTCAATGCGCCGTTTGATTCTGTCCCTACCGTCGGCAACGATGAGTGGAGACTTGTTCTTTCTTGATCTGATTTATGTTCAACATTACCCTGAGCGACAGCTACGAATGGCCGGTTGAACTGGAGGTGCCAGGCAATGGCAAGAATGATCGATCTACGTTCAAGGTATTGTTCCGTCGGTTGGATCAGGCGGAGATCAATGAGGTGCAAGCGCTGATTGATCGCCAGCGGTTCCAGGCTGCTGACGCCCCGGTGCTGATCAATGATCAGATGTTGGCAGAGCGGGTGCTGGCCGGCTGGCCTGAGGGTGAGATCACGGAGACAGTCAAGAATGAGGCGGTGCCGATGGCCTACTCTGTGGCCGCTCGTGCGCAGGTGCTGGCCGTTGCAAAAGTGGCGGCAGCAATCACTGCTGCATGGCGCGAGAGCCTGCAGGATGCCAGGGCAAAAAACTGATCGGCGCTGGCCGGCATTGGGCCAGGGCCCAGACCGGCCGGCGCGAGGATGTGAGCGTGGCGAATAAGCAGGCAGAGCTGTTCGGCCTGCCTGCAGAGGCACAGATCAAACCGAAGGCTGCTGAGGTGTTTGATGTGTGGCCGGAAAATGCTGAGGCGTTGAAGATGTTCCTCAGAATGGATACACAATGGCGCACCAGCATGGGCGGCGTGGTTGGGCTGGATCTGTCGGTGCTGCTGGGCGGTCGTGGCCTGGCAGAGCTGGCGGAGGGTGATCCAATCAGGGTGCTCTATGACGACGTGCGATTGATTGAGACTGGTGTGCTGATGGAACTCGCGGAGGCTAGAGGCTGATGGCTGTTTCGATGGAGACCGTCCTAAAGCTGACGGCACAGGTATCAGGAGCGAACAATATCCAGCAGGTCGGCAATTCGCTAAAGAATCTGTCGGCTGTAAGTCAAATGTCAGAGCGGACGATTGATAAGCTCTACATTGCCACGAAACAATATGGGCAGGCAGCAGGCAATAGCGTCAACAGTATCAATCAACAGATCAATGCACTTACAAATCTACGCAATGCGGTGGATCCAACGTCTAACCGCTATAAGGTGCTGACTAAGGATCTGCAAGCCTATGAGAGGCAGCTGCAATCCCTGAACGCAACGCAGCAGCGGCAGCAGGCATTGCACAGCGCTGGCGGTGCGGCGGCTGGGGCGCTGATGATGGGCGGCGGAATGCAAGGCGCCCTAGGGGCCGGTGCCGGGGCGCTGGCGGCGGCTGGCACCGCAGGCGGGATGATTGCCGGCGCTGGGCTGCTGGCCGGCGGCGCTTTGATCGGAACTGGCGTCAGTAATGCCATGGACGTGGCGACGCAGACACGAGCGATTTCGACGCTGAGCGATGACGCGGCGGGCCTTACGGCACGGATCCAGGACCTGGTGCGGGAGCAGGGCTACCTCACAGACCGGGCCACCGCTGGGGCGGCAGCCTATGAGATCCTCTCCAGTGGCTTCAGCTCGACGGATGACGTGCTGAAGATCCTGCGGGCATCGTCTGAAGGCGCCGCTGGGGGATTCAGCGATATCAAAACCGTGGCGGATGCTGCTACCTCGATCCTGAACGGATATGGGATGAGTGCGGAGCAGGTGAATAAGATTGTGGCCCAGATGGTTGTCACGCAGAATGATGGGAAGATCAAAGTTAACGAATATGCGCAATCAATTGGGCGCCTTGTCCCAACTGCTGCAGCCGCAAAGATTCCGCTTGAGCAGATCAACGGGGCAATCTCTGCGCTGACAGCTCAAGGCGTGCCGGTTGAGTCTACATTCTCTGGCATTAACCAGATGATGAAGTCAATTATTAAGCCAACAAAAGAGGCGGCGGATCTTTCTAAGGCTCTTGGGTTGGAGTTTAACGCTCAAGCCCTTGCGGCTAAAGGGATGGCCGGATTCCTGGAAGATGTCGCAAAGAAAACCGGCATGAGTACAGATGCTATGGCGATTCTGTTTAGCGATATTGATGGCTACAAGGCTGTCGT